GACTAGCACTCTTTTAATCTTTGCTTTCATCAAACATGTTTTACTAGCATTTCCCACAATTGTGGATCCTCCTGGCCGATGGTCCACATACCAATGCCCCGGACCCCGAATTCATAGGCCGCTATATCGCTAAATCTGAGGATGGTTTCCGCATCCGGGAAGTAAACGATGCTGAACCCGTCGGCATCGCCCAGGTACAAGGTACCCAACCACACACCGATGTCCCGCATTCTAACTTTTACCGGGTAATCGCCCGGTTGCGATAGCGTAAAGACCGGTGTGTGCACATAATCCCAATCGTTGGAGATGGACGTTGACATGCCGTTCCCCGGATCCACCCGGGTGGTGATTTCCTCAACGTCGCCATTTACCCGGAAAAACCCCCACCGATCCAGCCAGGTGACGTTTTGCCGTGGTATCCGCCCAAGGGTAACAACCTGGCCGTTCGGTAGAGTAAGGTCGATTGCTTCCCTCGGCATCATGACATAAGAATCGGCCACCACAAAGAGATCCGACGTAATGGGTGCCTCGGCTCTGATTCCGCAGGATCCAGAAACAGTACCCGAAGCGGTATAATAAAACACCAGATCATCCCGAACAAAAGCAGCAAGACGATTTCCCCTGGCCCGCAGGCCAATCGTATAGAAGGACCCGACTTTCACGCCCAGGTTGTAACTATAGACCACCGAAGATCCGCTGTAAAGCTCAAGCCGTCCCGTATTGGAGTTCACGGCCAGCCAGTAATTGCCCAGGAACACACCGGCTCTGCCGTTGCTGTCAAGCCGGATCGACGCCCGCACCAGGACATTAGAAAAGCCCTCATAACGCAGCGTAATTTGACCCTGACCGGTGATCCAGGAATAAGGCCGGCTGGATGCATCCTCCGGATCCTTGTGGATTTGCCAGGACCCTGCGATTGAATACATGCTCGCCGGCAGCTCGGTCCAATCCCGAAAATCGTCGTAAAAGATGTAAGCATACTCAGGTATGCGTCGGAGGACCTCGGCCGTAATTTTGAATTTGCCCTCATGCGGCCAGGCAGGCTTGCCATTCACGTCCACAAAATACCGTGGCCGCACGGTAAATTGTGCCTCGCCGCCGTAGTATTCCTCGGTAAAGGACCCTGCTACCCGGATATTCGTGATTAAGGTCCCGTAATCGCTGCCTTCACCAAACAGCTCCAAAGTATGGGTACCAGCACTTAAGTAGAAGGTCCCGACCTTGTACCAGTGAAGCTGCCGCATGTAAGGATACCACAGCTCGTCAGCCGACACGTAAAAGGACTGGCCGTCCAGTGCAAAATGTAGCCGCCGTTTATCGAACCACGGGAAGTTTACCCGCAAGACCAGGTCCCAGAATCCGGCCGGCGTGGTGAATTCCCAGACCACATGTGCCTCATCCTCCATTTGTGGTTCCTGGGTTTCGCCTTCGTCGGAATTGTCGACTCCGTCGTTCCCGCTGCCGGGTGGCAGCTCCCTGGGTTGCCGTGGCGCTACCGCACCCGTGGACGGGTCCTCCGTAAAAGCACCGGTGGCCTCGGTGTAGTCGGTACCTTTTATATCCACGACAATATTGCTCCATTCAACGTTCTGTCTTTTGCTATACGTGACCAGATAAGGTTTGTTGTTCATGCTGCTTTGAGTAACCGGAGACACCCGAGAATCTGCCTCGTTGCCCCTCGGGTAATCATAAATGTGCAGATACAAGATATTGTGATAATTTTCCTCATCGTAGAAGGCCGCAAATGGGATATATGGCTGGGTGTTGGTAGGAGGCCGATCGCCCCGGCCGTCGGTGTGGGAATAGACCCCCAGCGCCCAGTTTAGAAAATCAGGAAAGCCGCCGCCGTAACCACGATAAGTCCGGTTCAAGTTTGCCGGGTAGTCGTATATTTCCCAGCGGTACCCGAATGCCGGCGTGCCCAAAAACACTTGTTCCGGGTCAAAAGCCTGGACAGCATAGCTCATAACACTCCGGACCCACTCAACCGGCGACGTGGACCCTGGTGCCGACCCAGCCCAGGCAAAGCCATAAGTCATGATTTGAGCGGTGTCGCATAGGCTCCGGAGCCGTTCATAAGCACACCACTTTTCAGGCCCCACAGTGATGTAAGGCCCGGTCATGGGTGGCAGGTCCAAGTGTACATGCTTTCCACGACTTTTTACTTCCGCATAGATCCGGCCATATAGCGCATAAATTTCATCGACCAGGTCATTAGGCCCGACCTCCAAATCGACGTCGATCCCGTCGGCCCAAGGATAAGTATCTAAAAGCTGGTGCAGCTCGGATATAAACCGATCCTGCGCCGCCTGGTCGGTAAGCAAGGCCCGCCAAACGCTTTGGACGCCGTCATTGCGAACGGTAAGCAGCCAGGTTATATGCGGCCAACGGCTCACCGCTTCCAGCGTGTTTGACGGAACGGTTCCAGTGATAGTGCCATTGCTGTTTATCACAAAGAAAAACAACCCCACATGCGTTATCCTGTCACCGTGCTGATATATCCTGTTTATGTGCTCTGACGTCCTTGGCCATATTAGCACACCCCTGTGCTGCGTTTCTAAACTCACATGCGTTCACCTCCGACACCTTTAAGCCAGGTGTCCACTTCAAAAAGTACATATGCCGCACCTTTGGGTTGCTCCGTTTCCGGGTTTACTAGTTCTATCTCATACCGGCCATATCCCGCCGGTATAGTGTGGAAATGCCCTTCCCACTCCGTTATAGGCTTTTCGTTGACGGCAACCGTGCGCTTTGTCGCTGAAAAGTAGAGTTCATCCCCGGCTTTTAGTTCCCGGTTGAGTTTAAACGACCTTGTCCGGTAAAAATGATAAAGCCGTACCGCCCCGACCGGCAGGTTCCACAAAGGTCGGATCCTGTAGTCCAGGCCACCGGTAACCCTTTTTGTGATGTCGTCCTGGTCCACCGGTGCCCTGTTGAATACCGTTACAGCTGCCTTACCACGTATAACAATATTGAAATGCCTGAACGTAACCCCTGGCTCTCTTTTGAGTATCTCTATGTTGGCCGGCACATAGCCGGTCAGGTGTGTACCGTCCTGTAGCATAATGTCAGTTATCCGGATATCCGCCTCCACGTCCTGTACTATAAACCGCACCTCTGCCGATACCACTCGTTTTTTAGGACTAAAACCGGCAAAATAGCGCTTCCATGCCATGTTCATCACCCATCAAAACTCCATCTTATCTCGGACGGATGCCCGGTCCACATCGTTGCTATCGTCCCGCCTTGGAGCATGATATCGGTAAGATAAATCGTTACCTCGGCATCCTCAACGATAAACTTGACCTCAATTTCTTTGACCTTTCCCTGCGGTGTAAAAGTAAATATTTTATGCTCCATGCAAAATCACCGCCTTAAATCAAGCTCACATACTGCTCATCCTCCGTACCGTCATCATAGACAAATTTCACTGCCACCCCGATTTTTGCGTTAGGCCCTCGCAGGATATCACCAATATCGATGCGGAAGGACAGCGTATAATTGTCCCGGTGCGCCGGTTGCACCGTTTGAGACAGCGTTTTTGACGCCCCGAGCTGGCCCTGAACCTTGAAGGACGACGTTCCCGAATAACCCCTCGTGCTGTCGATTTCCCAGCCGTTATTCACCCAGTAAGCAAAGCCGTTTTCGGCTCGGCTGTTCAAAAGGTAGTTGAAAACCATCATTTCAAGCAGCTCGGAGCGGTCCACGGTGTCGGCCAGCTGCAGCGCTTGAGCGGTCGTTTGCAGCGAATCGATGAGATCGGCCAGAGTAGAGACCTTGTTTGATAGCTCCAGCTGGGTTTTCCACGGCTGGTCCACGTAATACTGCCATTTGACGATGCGGGTTTCAAATTTCAGGCCCATTTCTTCATCGTAAACCAGGACATAATCGCCCAATTTGAAAGATTCGTGCTCGTAACCCGTCAGGCCGGAAAGATCCGCCGCCTGGATAACATACGAGACCTTTGGCTGCGAAACCGTGGCCAGGATTTCTTCGGCCCGCTCTTTCAGGTGATACGGGTTTGTAAACCGCTC